TAATCTATCATGTGCATACCGCTGCGATGATTCCATATCAGACCCCCAGAGGTCATGCCATATTTGTTCAAATTCGTGATTTAGAAGCCTATACCGCTCATCTTCAGTCATTCCTCGCAGTTGTTTCTTAATATAATCGGGCTCATTTGGCTTGTACTTACCACGCATGATATCCATGAACCCAAGTGAATCCTTACGCTGAATCATAAGAATCTGGGGAATAATATTTATTAGACCAGTTGGATTATTGTTATCTTTACAGAATTCACTGGTTTGGGGCCAGACTGGATTACGAGAAACCCAGCGAAAAACTAGGACCCCATAACTTGAAACTGGTTCTACGCACATGCGAAACGTGTGTCCGGATACCCCACAATTTGAGCAAGAAGCTGTCGGTGTTGATTGATAGAAAGACATGGTTAAAAAACCCCTAGTGTATACTCTATAATGCGTCTTAGGTAGTTCACGATGTATACTACAATAATAGATAGGATGCACGTTCCTCCAGAAGTATGGGGTCCATTCTTTTGGCACACAATTCACATTGTTGCATTGGGGTATCCGCCCGATCCCACGTATAGCGACAAAAAGGCCACAAAGGATTTTTTTGAGTCGCTGCAGAATTTAATTCCTTGCCCAATTTGTCGTCAACACTATACTTCTCATATGACGAAATTACCTATTGGACCGTCACTGGATTCTAGAAAGGACTTATTTCGTTGGACTGTAGATCTTCACAATGAAGTAAATGAAATGCTTGGAAAAAGAAAATATACTGAGACGGAGGTTATTCAATACTATACGCGCTTAGGTGCGCGTGGTAAAACACCCGTCATTACAGCCCAGGATTTCATGGAGGCGGATCAGCAGGCAATGCTAAAAGGTATTGCAGCCGGTATTGCAGTGACTGCGATTTTAGGGGGTATTCTATGGTTTAATTTACCCAGGCGTGCGTGATAGAAAAGATTCTATTCAGTAGAATGCCCGTCTCGGACGAGGAGTTATTTGAGGGTGTACAGATTTCAAAGGATAATGTAAGACCATCAAAAATCCACGGTGTTAAACAAGTAGTGCTGGAGGCCAAACTTACGGATGACCAGATGAAGGCGCGCGAAGGCACATATTTTACTGAAAAAGATGCCGACAAAATTTACAATGAGGACGTTGATGTATATGCAAAGGATCCGACTGCACCCGATGGCAAACGTCTTCTTGCCCGCCTACGAAAAAATGTAATTCCACACGAAATACTGAAGGTTGCATGGAAGAATTTCTATAATGCATCATCGCCATCACGAAATCGTGGTGCAGCCGCGGGTCCAATTGATTTAAAAAGCCCATATTGGACACGGCGAAAACCTACGGCTGTTCAAGGTCATTCTGCACGTTACATGCAGGACGGAAAGGTAAGTAAGATGCGAGTAAATAATAATGTATTTAGCAGTGTTCTTGGATATTTTGAGCAGACGCCATTTATGGGTCTTCCTTGTCGTTTGACATCATACACTCAGCGATATTTTGAGGAATACAAGGCGGGTATACCATATATTGAGGCGATTGACGATCTCTTCAAAAAGTTAGTTCCCGATCGGTATAAGGTTCAATATAAGCAGGCTCACGATAAGCCGCAATATCAGATTGCTGATACATCATTTTCATCTGTAACAATGAACCGCAATTTTCGCACAGGTCTTCATAGAGATGATGGTGACTTGAGGGCTGGATTTGGAAATTTATCGGTCATTGAACGCGGTAAATATGAGGGTGGATATACCTTGTTTCCGCAGTATAAAATCGGATTTGATTTGCGCACTGGGGATTTCTTGGCAATGGATGTTCATGAATGGCATTGTAATACGGAGATCAAGGAATCTGCATCTGATAAAAAGTTTAACAAGGACCTTCCAGAAATTTATATGAATAATAAGGAATTGGGAACGCAGGGAGTAGAAAAGGCATATACTCGTCTATCGTTCGTCTGTTACTTGCGTGAAAAACTAGTACATTGTAAGGCAAAAGATTCAATTCCATATTACAAACGGATTGGCTACAATCCGCTAAGGGGGACGTTAACGAGAAAGAAGGCGCGAAAAGCGAAAGACGATAATACAGAATAACTTATACTGATATAGGATGGACGTAAGTCGTGCGGAAAAGGTTGCAGAATTTGCAAAAGAACTTAAAACACTTGGTAAAGATATAAAAAAACCGAGCACCCTACAAATTATACCAAAGAAGCCTGTAGGATTAGGGCCATCCCGGTTACCCGAACCAGTGAAAGGCTCATGGGCATTAAGAATGCTTATGTATTTTGTTGCGGGACTTTTAGCAATTGGGCTAATTTTGCTCGCTGTAGATAATTGGGTAACACCTATATTTCAGAGGGTCCCTGGGGGCAGTGGATACATACCAATACCCGGCACAGATACATCACAAGTGTATTGGAAAACTAATAATGAAGTCGCAAATATTATAGTTGGAATACCACCTACTCCTCCTGTAGCACCATCTGGTTTACCTGCAGCCATGTTACCACCCTCAACCACTGTAATAGAAGGTCAGTCAAATTACAGTATTACAATGGATGTATATATTGCAGACGAATACCCACAGTCATTTGGCTCAGAAGAAATTCAGAGAGTATTTTTTATGTTAGGAGCATCCATTGACCACCCAACATTACAGGTGAGTCTTGATAATAGTAAAAACACGGCACATATAACCGTATTTAATTCGGAGGGACTTCAGGAGAGCGTAGAGATTGAAAACGTGCCGATTCATAAGCCATTTCGCATTGGACTTGTTAAATCCCCGTATATAATGGAGGGATATCTAAATGGTATGCTTGTGATGACACGACAACTTAGATCAGTTTCAAAAATTCCTACGACTGGTGATAAGATTTTCTCACCGGCTAATATTATATCTGCTAGTAACACCTTATCACGTGGAATAAAAGTACTGAATGTGCGGACGTTTGGATATGTAGTTCCAACAAATGAAATGAAAGGTCGTATGAATGACTTAGTTGAAACAATTTTCTTTGTTCCACCGGTTACAAAATAGTCCATTAAACAATAGATATGGACACGGTCCAAGTTAAAGATAATCATTCAAGTGTATTTTTTACATTTGGACGATTTCAACCCCCGACAATTGGACACAGTGTTTTAATTAATCAAATTGCAGACTTGGCTCTGACAAATAATGCAGACGCGTATGTATTTGTTTCTAGTAAACAAAATGACATAGATAAATACAAGAAAAGTATAAAATACAAGGAAATGCAAAAGTTCAAAGTATTTGAGTCAACGGATCTGAATCAAAACCCTTTATCAGTTGATCTTAAGGTAAAAATTCTTAAAAAAATGTATCCTGAAACCCCTGTGAGATTTATTAATACAATGCTATGTCAGTGCACAACAATATTCCCGATTGTAGATAAATTACGATCTGCGGGATATACTGATATTACAATGGTAGTTGGAAGTGATAGAGTTGAATCTTTTTCAAGGATATTACCTGATATCAAGTTAATACCGGCTGGAGAAACACGAACGGTGAATTATCTAAATAAGAGTGTGAAAGCCATGTCTGGAACAAAGATGCGCGAAGCAGCAGTAGCAGGCAATGTAGTGGCCTTTAAGGCAGGTGTACTAATGGGTCAAATGACAGATGCGGATGCGATGGAATTATTAAACGCTATTCGTACTGCATTGGGATATGAAGCGATTCTTAGAGGTGCTAGAAGAAATATGCGAACAATTAAAATTAAAAGACGTAGACGTGGAACATATAAATTGAGTTTGGAGGAACGGACATAACAAGTAAATTTGATATGTATATATAAGTAAGTCTTAAACTATGCCATCAGAGAAAAATGTAGAAAATGGAAAAATACACTATATAATCACAGGTCCAGAATGGAAATGTGAATGGATAGTTCGTCCAGTAGGAACAATACAACGAAATTGTTATCTTACATGCGATCTTGACCCAATGGTATCTGCAGATGATGAAAAGTTAAAGGAGGTTTTATCAGGCCTATTTATTGAAGTAAATTCTACAGTAAAACAATGGATTAAAGAAGGTGATTCTAATGCATCTGTATTACTTGAGCCTCATACAATGCCGTCATATTTATTGTATGCTGAACGTATATTGAATAAAAAATTCCTAATAGATTAGATGAGTCCATTCTGGATAGTGTTGGGTATTCTTATAATTACATATCTAGTATATTGCATATTGCAATATTATTTACTTCCTAAACCAGCGGATCGCATTGGCCCAGAACAAATAGATATTTCAAAGGCTACGCAAGTCATAAGCAGTGAGGAATTAAAGAAGGCGTGGATAACAAATTCAGGATCAACGCTTATATTCTATATATATCCATTGATAGTTG